CCTATCTTTTTCTACTTTCCTTAATTTTTTACTATAGTATTTCTTATATTGGAAAAAAAATCTACTATAAAATCTACTATATAATTTACTATTGTTCTTCTCTCTTTCTCTTCCGCTCTTCGAGCTTCCTTCGTAGTCTATCTCGTACTGTTTTCTTCTTATCGCATTCTCTCTCGTATGTATTTTTAGCCATATGTTTATTAAATCCACTATTGGTTTGTATAGTACCGTGAAATTTACCCGAATTTTGTTGTAACCCATAAAAGTTACCTATGCTTTCCATTAGGTAGTTATGTAGCGTAACTGCCAATACATTCATTTCTCTCATATATAAAGGCTCATCTATTGTCCTTTTATGGGCTACTACCATTAATATAGGCTCAAGTATAAATTTAATACGCTGTTGGTATCCTGCCGTATCTCCCGACCCATAACTCCTTTCTACTATTTCCTGTGCTAACTCGTATGCTGTACCCGAATCGGCCTTAACAGTAGGTCCAGTACGGTATTTTGTAGTTGTCATTAGCTTATTTAGTACTGTACATAACTTATCATCGTGTAGGTACAATTTTAGTTGCTCCATAATATTATCGCAGTCATTTACGAATTCGCCTATAACTGTAGCTCTCTCTCTCATTTCGATTAGGTGTGCTTTACTCATAATTATCAAAAATTACTTTCCTCATGTCCCGAAAAACAGAAATCAATTTTTTTTTCGATTTGTTCCTTCCGAGGAACATTTTTAGATTCCTTCCGAGGAACATTTTTAGATTCCTTCCGAGGAACATTTTTAGATTCCTTCCGAGGAACATTTTTTTAGATTCCTTGCGAGGAACATTTCAAAAAAAAAATTGATTTGAAAAAATTGTGACATGACAAAGTATATTTTACAAGAATGAGTACTAAGCAAGAAACAGAAACAGAAATATTAATGGATATGTGGAAGCATAATATGGATTATAGGAAAGACCATTTAGAAACTTTAATAGCTTTATCTGACGGAAAACTACACCAGAAATATTATGATGAGAACAAGCAGATGACTTTTGAAGATTGGTGTGAAGAACATATAGTAGATGTACCTAAAAAAAAGAAGAAAAAACTAGGTATAGTAGATGACCAGAGACAGCAATACGAAACCCGTATTAGAGAATTAGAAGAGCAATTAAAAGAAAAAGATGAAGAGATTGAGGCTAACTTAAAAACTATTGAAAAGAATTGCGAAAAAATAGAAAAGTGTAAGAATTTATTAGATAAATATGGAAAAATAATTAATAAAGATGAAGAAAAAGAAGATGAATACGAGCATCATGATGCTGACGAATATAGAAGAGATATAGAATCCAGATGCCCCGAAGGTTATATTACTATATGGGGTACATATAATTATGAATATAAAAAACAAGAAGAATAAATTTGAAAAAGAATTAATTTGTAGATTTTTTTATTATATTAAATAAATGGCCAATTTTAGTGACGCTAATATATTTGAAATACACGATGACTACTACACTCCTAAATCTACTTGGAAACTGATAGCCCCATTTATTCCAGAAAATAAAGTTATATGGGAAATGTGCCTACTTAATTCCAATGAGCAATCTAAGAAGTATTTAAAAGAGGTACTACCTACTTGTACTATAGTAGGAAATAAGACGGTAGATTGTTTAGAGACTACCTATTGGGGAGCTGATATTATTATTACTAACCCTCCTTTTGAAACTGAAATTAAAAAGAAAATATTAAAAAGATTGGTAGAGATAGATAAGCCATTTATATTAGTTATGAATTGCCTTAATATATTTTCTAAGTACTTTCATGAGATTTTTAATGATTTAGATATAAAATATATAATACCAAGACAGAAGCTACACTATGATAAATATAAAGAAGGAGGAGAAGAATTTTTAGAATCTAAAAAAAATACCAGTTTTAACTCTATATTTGTTACCTACAAAATTGTAGAAAAAAATATCCATTTATAATTTTTAAAAATAAAAATTGATTTCTAAAAATTTAGATTTATTTAGATAAAAAATGGCGGAAGAACAAGTGAATACTGTTATAATACAGACCCTCGAATTAGAGGAAGATTACAATTATGATAATGAGTACGAGATTATTTATAAATTGAAGAAGAGATTATGCATCTATGATGAACAGTACGAACATTTTAGAGGCGGTGAATCTATAGCGTGGAACCAAGATAGGCAAAAATACGAAAAAATACCAGGTGGAAATACTGTTAGATTAGTAGAAAAAAATTTTTCGCAGTACAAAGATGCTGAGGAAGGTGTATGTGGAGCTTGTAGATATATGCATGTACCTAAGATACTCTTTCTATGCTCCAAAGATTGGAGTGAGCTTAAAGATTAAATACGCTTTTTATAGGAGTAGATAAATTTTGTTAGTTTATTTTTATTATTTTTTGATTCCTTTTTTTCTGGGTCCTTTTTCGATGCTTTGCCATCCCCATTAACATCGAAAATATCCTCTTCTTTTAATTGTGTATTTGGTATTTTCATTAAATTAGTTACTCCAGCTATTACCAATCCGTCCCCCTGTTGGGTCCGCATAGTATTATAGGCTTGTTTTTTACCATAATTAACGGCTACTTTTTGCTCTGGTTTCATATTTTTACCTTCGGGCGGTTTAAAAATACGATAAGAAGGTTTTGACATGATATATAATATATTATGAGATTTTTTTTATATATTTATATTATAAAATGTATATTTCATTAGGCGGAAACGGACCCCAATTTACTAATAAGTTATTTAATACAATTGAAATAGAACCTTTTAGTTATGTTTGTATGACCAATATATCTATTAAAAAAGATGAAAATATTACCGTAGGTGACCCTTTACAGATTTTCTTTTATGCTAATTATAATAATATTTATAAATTTGAAATACCTACTGGTGAATATTCCATTGATGCATTAGCTGTGAAATTTAATGAAGTTGTAACTGATAAATTAGAAAGATTTAAGTTATCGGCCAGTATAAAAGTAGAACCTGGAAATACTCGAAGATTTGTTATTAATATTAAAAATAATGTACAGCAAGCTTTAAATTTTGGAATTTTACCAGAAGATGATACGGGTAAGCCATTTGACCAAAATTACAATCGTGTTTGGGGACCTGGTATAGATGCAGTAGATATAGCTGGAATGGGTACTTTTAAAGATACTGGACCTAATGTAGCGAACCAAGGCTATATTGGTGTAGCCCAATACCAGAATCATCTAAATAAAAATCCTAGCGGAAACCAGACTTTAGGTATTGTAGGATACCAGACTTTAAATGGACCTCTTTATGTAGCTAAAAATCTAACTGGTGTACCAGTAGGAGATTTTGACGCTACCGACCCTACTGTGAATTTCCAACAAAATTCGATGGTACAAGCTACCTACCAATTTTATGATGATTATAATATTCCCCCTACCCAATTTAATGATAATGATGAAGATTTATCTGCCCAATGGAAAACCGCTGACCTAAATAGGTTTAGTGGAGTTATAAGTTTTGTTGCGTGTAGCCAAGGCTCTAATAAAGATGTTGTTATATGTACTGGAGCTGAATCTGATGACGGTGGAACATCTACTAACTATCCAGTAGATTTTTCGGATTTTACAGTACCAGACGAGAATAAAAAATTATGGATAAAATGGTTTGACCCAAGAGAAATTGCTAATAAAAATATAGTGAAATTTGGTTATTGGGGTTATGATAATAGTACCCAAGTGAAAGATTGGCGAAATGTAGAGGCTAAAGTACCTGATGAAGAAAAAATAGCTTTAGAAGGAAATAAATGGACTATTGAATTTGAAAAAAATACTACTGGAGATACTCCCTATGTTATGTACCATCCTAAAGTTACTGTAGATCATTTAGAATATAAAAGTAGTAGTTTAACTAAAGATATATATAGTCATGTGATAGCTTTTTGGGATATGGATGTACCACTCGATGGACCGCCTGATAGTAGTTTATTTTTTAAATCTGACCACACGGCTGTATCGGGGCAATTTAAATCTACAGCTTTTTACCACTGTGGTTACGATTATTTATGGAATAATATAGGAGCCTCATGGGACGGTAGTAGTGTATCTGGCCATTATTTTGGTACTGAATATAACCAAGCCGAAGTTGATGATGGATATAATAAAGGTAGTGGATTTGAATTAAGAACGGGTAGTGGTAGTATAGATTTCCAACAATCTAGCGGTATTTTAGAAACTCCTGGATATTATAATACAGCTTTTGGTGTTAGTAGGACATCATCTTCGGGAGCTACTGGTTATAAAAATGCCTACTATAAATTTGCTGATACATTTGGAGGAAAATTAGGTAGATCTGATGACGGAAATATATTTAGCGTACCAGAGGGTTTAATTTTACCTATGACTCCTTCTGTAAGAACTATTGGTAGTTATTACATGTCGGTTTGCTTTAGAATGGATGATAGTAGTATTACTGATTACCAGATAATTTATGCCTACGAAGGTAGTGACCCTGTTACTGGTGTAGCTACTGACCCTCATGTTATGTTAGGTGTGAAAATTGGCTCCGATACTATATTATGTGGTGATGGAGGTACAGATGCGGGAGATAGAGAAGAAATTAGTGTTACTGAAGTAGATACTGGAGCTGCCTACACTTTTAATGAAAGAGCTTGGTATAATATAGCTATAGTATTTCAAAAAATGGCTGGACCAGGTCCTTCGGCTTGGAAGATAATAGGTATTGACGAAGATGGTACAGCTTTTGAAGCTATGCCATCATGCACTAGAACTCCTACAAAACCTGTATTTGGTTTAGGAGGAAATAATATATGTAACGGAACCCAGACTGTAAGTACGGGATTTGTAGGTGTGATGAAATTATGGAAACTAGGATTTATTTATGGAAATGATATTACATCTGGTGCTAACTTTGATGATAATGATTTATTAAAACTATGCTGTAGTGACATGACGGGTGAAAAAGACCAATCTAATATTGATGATTGGAATTACACTAACCAATGTAGATCTACTGAAGTATTTAGTGAATCTATATTTACGGATACTTTTTGGGGAATTGGACAGCCTGACGCAGAAAATCCATTAACCCTAGTTATGGGAGCCTATGAAAGTGGTACATCCCCTAAGTATTTAGCGGCGTACAATCCCTATGATGCATTATTTACAGCGTGTATATGGAGGCAAAATTTTCTAACTGATTTGGATAAAAGATATGTAGATAATGTAGATCAAGATGCTATCATGCCATATTTAGCTAAAGGTGCTAAAGCTATTTCATTAGACCAATGTGGATTTATTAATTTTAATGTGGGAGGTTTAGATGCATTAGGTTATGATGGAGATTTACAATTAGTAGATTTAAAACCTCTAAATATTTCTAACTTAGGTGATTTAGTAGCCCAAAATGTTATAGATACTGAAATTGGATTAAATGATAATAGAATCCATATTGATAATTTACCAATACAAAGTTATAATGGTATTGTAGGTAGTATGGATAGAGCTATTTACCAAACTGGTAGCGTCCAACCTGTTAGGGAAACTGGGCAAAATTATGTGAATAATACTTTAAATGTACCCCAAAAAATTTGGATACCACTTAAGAATGCTGGCTCCTTGCATCTAAATGAATTTAATACTAAAATAACCGATTTACAAGGCAAAATAGATGATGAAGTTATTTCGGCCCAGTTAAATATTGAAATTAAAAATAAAGAAGAAATGATTTATTCGAAATAAAAATATATATAATAATTATAAATGAGTAAGATTGTAACTTTAAATACTAAAGTTGATGGTGAATTTGATAACTATTTTGAAGATACTTTTGAGATTCCAAAAAATGCTGAAATAGCTTTTATTAAAAGTATTGGGGTGAATGTATTATATGAATCCTTTGAATTTATCCCAGTACCTATTGTATCTGCTGCTAAAAGAACTATAGAAATTTTTAGATTTTGTATTGATGGAGTGAATATTGCTATAACCTGGCAATTTTTATGGATTGAATTTAATAAGAGAGCTAATGCTAGTATTAAAGTAACTGAAGAAGAATTTTTTAGTGGAAATTATAGATGGACTATTGACCCAACCATTAAAGGTAACTGTATTGAATGTTTGACCTATGGTATAAGTGATGAATTACAATTTTATAATGTATTTCCAGGAGGTGATATAGATATTGATGATAGATTTAAAAGTACATATAAAAGATTTGGACTTTCTACCCAATACACTACTGATAAAAGATTAGGTCCTGGTAACTTAGATAGTGAATTAGTTAATATAAAAAATCTAAATGTTTATAGGGGTACTGCTACTACTACTGAGTCCTCTATTACTGTTACGGCTGCTGATACAGTAGTTTATTCGACTACAGATATAGCTATAAATGGTGGTATGATAAGTTTTAGAGTAGCTAAAGATAAGAAACATAAAGTAGGAGTACAATTTGAAAATACTGATAATAATAGTGTTGTTGGAGGCTCTAGTGCTATCCATATAGATTTCGGTATTAATGTGAATGTGAATGGTCCTGGTACATATAGTATTATTAGAAATGGCCAAGAAGAATTAGGGGTGAATGGATTTAATAGTGATAATGAAACTTTCCAGTTTGTATTTAGTAGAGTGAATAGTCCTGAAGCTTCTTCTAGTGATAGTGATTACTACGCATTTTTATTACAAGATTACACACCATCTACTGGTGATGAAGATTACCAAAATTTTGTTATAGGTAGGCATTTAATGAGTGATGGATTTACACCAGTATTTATTGTAGATAGTGAAGAAGATGGAGCGGTAGTAGATAATATTAAAGCTATTGAAGCTACTGACCAAGATAGAATGGCTAGATTATTTTTTGATAGAATACAAAATCCTAATGATGTGGGAGCTTCTGGAACTATTTATAGAAATAGTCATGCATTTATTTTAAGAAATAGTGATGCTCTAAGCTCTTTTGATAGGCAATTCGTGAAAACTTTTTTTGTAGCTTTGGGCCTAAGAAGTTTTACTAGTACTGCTACTAGTGATGCTAATGACCAAGTAGAAACCTTTTCTAATACTGGTCCTAATAGATTATGTATTAGAACTAAATTAAATTCTGATATATCCCCTAATGTTGTTTTATTTATTCCTAGAGATGCGAGTGGAACTCTTAGTTTTCATCCTGTTTTATCTTCCCAGACTACAGTACAAGAGATATTAGAACCCTACCCAGCCCTACAATTTCATTTAGATACTCTACCTATTACTAGTTTTGAAGGTAACTATTTTAAAGGCCAAAAATCGAGACAGCAAAATACTGCTACTAAAGTATTACAAAATATCCCTGTGAATAATACGATTTCGATAGTAAGCCAAGATTATAATAGAGCTATTAATTTTGTGAATTATGATTATGAAGTTTTTACTCCATTATATATAGCTCTTAATAACCCTGAACCTATTTCTATTAACCAATTAAAAGGTAGATTGGTAACTCCTAATAATGAAAAAGTAAGATTAGATAATTTTGAGAAAAGCCAGAATGCTATGTTTATGTTACATATTCGACCTAGCTGAGCAAAGCTATGTAACATAATAGAAATAAAAATATAAGATATATATTACATAAGAATATGAGTATTTGTAGCGATGAAGTTATAATAAAGGAGGTGGATTTAAATTATGAGCCACCGCCAAAATTATGTAGATTATGTGGAAAAAAATTAAGAAAATTTAGAGTTAGCCAAGAATATAATAATAGAATCTACCATAAAAAATGTTTTGAAACTATAGTGAATGATGTACGAAACTTTCATAAAGTAGCTTTTACCAAATATGATTATGAAAAAAAATATTCGAATGGAATGACTCTGGAAGAAAATAGAAAAGATAAGAACCCGTTAGTAGTTACTTTTGATTAATGGTATTATATTACATAGTAGTAAATTTATAATTAAGTCGTAAGTCTGGTTTACCATCGTGTTTTATTATTAATTTACACATATCGGGATAAGTAGCTTCTAGATAAGCTAGAGCGTCCAACGCTGCCATATTTCTTTCTTCATTATTATTATAATAAGAATAAAGACCTCCATTTGGTCTATAAAATTTTGATAATATTAATACTTTATTAAATCTAATTACTTTATTATCCTCTAAAAAATATAATAAAGTATTTTCATAGTCCTCGCCGTGAGCTGGTAAGATATTATTAAGTCTATCCTCTATTCCATCGTTGATATATCCATGTACGCCCCCGCATATTTTTTTTAGATAGGTAGAAGTTTCGGATGCAAAGTACGGATTTTTATAGGGACTAATACCCCAGAGATGGGCGTTTTCTTCTTCTGTTTTTTTAAAAAAAGAAATAATTAACTCGTCGAAGTTATCTATCCCCACCTCGACTACTTCTTTTTTATTTTTGGCTATAAATAAATTATCTATATCATCATCCATAGAAATAATATATCTATGAGTTTTACTATATGTATCGCGAATCCATTTCCTTTTCATCCCAATTCCGTACTGACCACCGCAATCTACAATAGTTTCATCGGGATTTATTGATTTATATAGGTTTTTTTCGACTATATTATCTACCACGATAACTCTTTTAAATTTTGATTTTACTTTTCTTAAATATGATAAGGTTTTTTTTTGTATGATAGTACCCCTTTGACTAGATGGAATTACTAATAGAATCTCCATTTTTATATCTGGTATTAATAAATAATAATTTTTTATTTTTTTTAACTACCCAACGAACCATAGGGGCATATCTACTATATATATATTCGCAAGTTTCTTCATAATTTTTAAATCTATTACTAACTCCTCCAAAACATTCGGCCATTCCCCCAATAGGAATATCTGGTTTTGTTTTAATAAATACATGATTAAATCTAAGTACTTTACCATCTCTTAAAAAATGCTCGCAAGAAAATTGTACATCCTCGCAGTTATCGCAATCGCAAAATATTGGCTCTTTAAGTCTATCTATTAACAATCCACTAAATCCGCCTAAAATCATCTTTAAAGAAGTACTTAAGGGCTTTGAATTTTTTATATAGAAAATGTTACTATAGTCGCTGATTCCCCAAAAGCAAGCTCCAGTTTCCCTACATAAATTAAAAGCTTTTTCGCATAATTTCAATAAATTAAAATCCTTTCCTAAATAAGCATCCCCAATATCATCTAAATCATCATCTAACTGGAGTATTTCGGTTTCATTAGTTTCATATTGATAATACCATCTAACAAAATTTCTTTTATCCCCTAACCCTTTTGTATTGGAAACTATATAAGTATAAAATGGATTATCTAATGTTTTTTCGTATTCCTCTTTAAGTGCTTCGGTTTCCACTACAATATCTATAATATTTGCTGGTATTTCTAGTTTTTTTAGAGTACTTAAAGTTTTTTTTTTAATGATATTCGCCCTATTGAAAGATATAATAACTACTCGCATTTGTATTATTCCCAGATTTTTTTTCTGGATATAATTTATAAAAATGGATTTAAATAGTGATTTATTAAAAAGCTATGAAAAAGAATGGAAAAACTTGGGAGATAAAGATAAGCTAATACAATTGGGAAAATTAAAAATGTTAGAAGAAATGAAATTAATGATGGAGATGTACGCTGAATCTATTGTTAGAGAACTAAAAATAAATAATTGCGAAAGTGAGGAAGATTGTATGAATCCGAAACCTATAGAAAAAAATAGAGAATATAAAGACCCAGAATTAATAGAAGTTATTTCTACAGCTAAATAACTTCATCTTTAGAGAACTTCGTAGATTTATTTAAGTTGGCTTCTAGTTATTACTCCTAATTTTTGCTCTTCTTTTTCCAATAATTTACAAGTTTTATTATCTGACATGATAAATAGTTTATCTATAGCAGTCATGAACCTTTCTTTACCAACTAAATTGTAAGTATGTTTTATTTTTCTACAATCGGTACAAAGACTATTATAAATAAGCCACTCTTCGCCGCATATTGGACAAAAAATCATAATATTATATTTTTATATAATATTTTATATTATTATATAAAAGATAATGAGTACATTACATAAATTACAAGAATACATTGAAACAGCTACCAAACAAGACGATATTAGTGAGGATGCCTATTTAAAAATAACTAACCATTTAAAAAATTTAAATAGTGAAATAAGTGATTTAAATAATAAAATAAAATTATTGGATAATGAATCTAGATTAGATTTAGTAGAGCTATTACTCGATGAAACAAGAGAAAATATGGAAGCAGCTGGGTTTGAAAGTGTTTATCATGATTTAACTATCGAACAGTTTAAAAAGCTTAGGTATCCATTTGATAACTAAAGCGAAAGATCATCGTCGCTATCGGATATAAAATCCATATCTAATTTTTCTTTATAATAACAAGAAGAACACATAGTTTTCCAAGACTCTATTTCGCAGCTACAAAAATCGCAATAATTTTTATCCATGCATTGATTACATAACTTTTGAGCCAGATTAAATTTATTTTCGGCTTTTGGCAACTTTCCATTTTTAACTTCTTCCCCTTTTAGGCATATTTTATTACAATTCCTACAAGTGAATTCGCTTTTTTTATAAGTAAGTTTGGCCTGTAACGATTCGGCCATAAGTTTATCTACGGCATTATTTTCAATACACACACATCCTGAATTAAAACAAAAAGCTTTTTTATTTTCTGGGTTATAATAATGTACTATAAATACTTTTTTAATACTAACTCCGCAGATGCAATTACAGCATCTATAACCAGCATCGAAAAATGAACCTGTATCGATAGTACAATAATTAATATGTTTTAAAAAATTTTTATTAGTGAATTTACTATGGCCAGTTACTAATTTCATAAAATTACTACGCCATTCGATACAAGAATGAGCTTTATTTTCATGCTTTTCTACTGGGCAATCTATTTCTTTTTCTTTCCTATTAACAGCAGCAGTAAGTTTGCTTAACTTTAAATGTTTGTTATATCTATTTTTAATTACTTGGTCTGAAGGCATTATGACTATCGTTATATATGTATTTAATATTTTAATTTTTAAATAAAAAATTTATAAATTAAAAAATTTACAATTACTTAAAAATAATTTATTATATTATAATATTAAAAAAAATGGCCAATGTATTTATTGAAAAATATAATATTGATAAATTAAAATTTTTAAGGGATATTAAAGAAGATGATTTTGTAGAGTTTTTTATAAGTCCAGAAGAAAAAGATAAATCTGGGAATAAAGTTTGGATTAATAAGGAATATAAAAAAGTACAAGCTATGGCCAATTATATGATAAAAAATAAGAAGACATCGAGGCAAGTTATCTACACTTCTAATAAAAATTGCGATAGGTTATTTTCGGGTAGTAAGGCTAGTTTTCAATCTATGCCCAGACGACTACGAGCTTTTCTAGCCCGAGATAACTATTATGATATGGATATGGTATCCGCCGCTCCCAATATTATTTATTATATAGCTACTGAAGTACTTAAAATTGACTCTGAAAATTTACGAACTTTAAAAGAATATGCATCCGATTCCAAAGCTTTCCAGAATAAAAATAACTTAGAAAAAAATGATACATTTAAATTTTTCTTTAGTGAAACTGGGAAAGGTAAGACTCCATTTGTAAGAAATTTAATAGAAGAATGTAGGCTGATACAAAAAGAAATATGGGATAATAATTTAGGTTATGATAATAATATTTTAATGGAGAAACGAAATGCCAAAGGTTGTTACACTGCCGCAGTATATTTTAAATACGAAAGGATGTTTTTAGATAAAGCTATGGATTGGGTTGGTAGAGAACATATAGCCGCTCCTATCCACGATGGATTTTTAGTAGATATTAATAGAATGAATGTTGTTGTGGAAGATAGGCAGCCGCCTAATTTTCCAGTTAAATTATGTTGGAAAGAGTTTGAGACTGAATATGAAAGATTAACTATAGCCTATGAAAATTTTTTAGAAAAGAATGATGAAGCAGAAACTATTTTATTTAATGAAATTAATGATGATTGGGTTATAAAACAGTGGAAAAATTACTATTTAGATTTTTTTAGAATAGATGAAGACGATAATATTTACACCAGAAAAGTCTATAGTAAGAAAAGCAAGGAAGCTAAAGGTGTAGCTTGGGTATTAGATAAAAAAAATAAATTTTTGTATTGTAGTTGCGTAGATTTAATACATAAATTAGAAGATGACCAAGGTTATAATTATATGAATGAGAAAGATGAAAAAGCTTTTAAAAAGTACCATAACCATAATAGTATTAACCCAGTAGTGAATAAAATTAAGAACCAATTACACACTATAGTAGATACATTTGAAGAAGAAACTGGTAACTATATATTTTTTACTAATGGGTATTATGATATTGATATGAATGAATTTATTATAGATACTTTTGATAAATTTAATACTTGGTATTATGATTTTGATTATAATATCCATCATAAATTTACTGGATTTACCTTTAAAAATATATTAAAAGATTGCCTTGGTGATAATTATGAATTATTTTTGAAATTTTTATTAGCTAGTCTAAATGGATACACTCTTAAAAAGATACTATATATGATAGGCAAAGGCCATAATGGTAAGACCGTTATAGTCGATACTCTAAGACATGCATTAAAAGATATTAGCCATATAGTGAATGGTGATATATTCGCTTTTGATTTATCGGTGAATAAGCCCAGAGCCGATTTAATAGGATTAAAAAATAAAAGAATTATATTTACCAGCGAACCTCCAGAAACTAAGTTACAATCTAGTACTATTAAAGCCCTTAGTGGTGGAGATAATATAGTATGTAGAAAATTACATAGTAACGAAACCAGTGAATTCGAAAATAATTTTAATATATTGGTAGCAGCTAATAATCATCCTAATTTTGAAGATATGGATGTAGCCCTAATTAAGAGATATTGCTTTATGGAGATGAAAAAAAAATATATTCCGAATCCCAGAGAAGGAGTAGAAGAAGAAATGAAAGCCAATCCATATTATTTATCTGGTGAATTTGTTAGATCACAAAAGAAACATATAATACACTGGTTACTGCATGAGAATAGAGAAAAAGAATTTGAATTTGATGCCATAAATTTCGATACAGAGGAAACACTAATAATACAAGAAGAGATGAAAGAAGATAATAGCCCAGCAGTAGAATTTTTTAGTACTAATACAATGGATTGCGTCGGCTCTAATGTAGATTTAGCGGAACTGTACGAAAAATTTAGAACAGAGCAGCCCAATTCCCATTTAAGCAAAATTAAATTTAATAAGGATATTAAGAAGTTTTATAAAGTCGCTTTTGCTGGTAAAATGAAAAGAAGGGTAGTTAGGGGGTACAAAATGTTACAATCGACAATATTAATAAAGGAATCCTGGTTAGATGCCTAATAGCGGATACTAACGGCTAAAAAGGCTACTTTTTTGCTAAAAAAAATAGATATTACAAAATACATATATTGTAGTTGTATATTTGATGTATAGATATAGGTATATATATAATAATTTAATCATGTTAGTTTTTTATATATATAGCTATATATATAGCACACCACAGATGTTATTATTTTTTTTTTTTTTAATTTTTTTGTTATTAAAAAAGAGTCCGCAAAAGCGTCCGCAAGAGTCGCAAGTAGTCGCTACCTACGGAAGTAACTATATAAATACACATAATATGTACAGATTATATAATTTATTATCTGTACTTATTTTATAAAAATGAGTGAAGAAAATTTATTCCCAGATGAAGTTATGAACCCAGAAGTAGAGCAAGAAGTAGTGGAAGAACAGCAGACTGAAGAAGAAATAGTAGAGGAAATTAATGCCCCAGCAGAAAAAGTGAAAGAGGATTTAGATAAGCCTTTTATAGATGAGGAAACAGATGTAGAAATAAAGCCCAAAAAAAAGAAAAGGCAATTGAGCCAAAAACAATTAGATGCATTAGCTAAAGCAAGAGAGAAAAGCAAAATTAAAAGAATGAAATTAGCTGAAGCCAGAAAAGCAGAGGAAGACGCAAAAAAAGATGCGAAGAAGAAAAAATCCGCCGCAAGAAAAGAAGCCCTGGCCGAAAAAAAAGCTCTAGAACTAGCGGAGATAGAGGGTTATGAAAAATATAAAGAAAAGAAATATAGCTTTACCAAAGATGAATTAAATGAATTATTGGATACTACTATAGATAGGCACGAAACTAAAAGAAAAAAGAGAAAAGCTAATGAAAAAGCTAACCAAAAACCTAATGTAGTACAGCCTTATCCCTATGCCATGCAACCCGTAGCAGTACCAACTCCGTACCCAATCCATCATCATCCCGCCCAACCACCTCCTCCTTTGCCTACGCAAGTTAAAGTACATGAGATGAGTAGAGAGCAATTACAAGATAGAAGAAAAGCTAAAGAAAATAAAAAAGTAGATGATTTTATGAATAGTTATTTTGGAATAAATTAATAAATTATTTTCTTTGATATTATTAATATGGCATCTAAATTTGCTAAGAATGAAATACCAAAAGAAAAGAAAGATAAAAAAGGAAACTATAAAATATTACCAGTACGCCCTAGTGATGACTTTGGGAAAATAGATAGAGAGTTACCAGTACCCCTACAATCTATGTTTAAGAAGAATGGAGCCGTACTGGCTATAATGAGTCCCCCAGGGTCTGGAAAATCTAATTTTTTATCGAGTCTATTGTTACAGGAAAATTTATTAAAAGATTTTTTCCATGGCGGAATTTATTTGATCTCGCCTACTATCCATAATGATATTACCAGTAGGTTTTTAAAAGCCTATGTAGAGGAAAACGGTTATGTTAGTGATGAATATAGTGAAGAAATGATAGAAGAAATATTTAAGAATATAATGAGCGTCCCCAAAGACGAGCGTGAATTTTGTAGTGTTATATTGGATGATTGTATGGGGTCCTTAAAAATGAATACATTTTGTAGTAAGATGTCAAGTTGTTGTAGGCATATGAAGAGCCTACAGATATATAGTACCCAGAGTGTGAAATCGTTGCCTCCGAATCTACGAAGTAACATTAGCCACACTATTACTTTTTACCAACCTAGTAACAAGCAATTAAATGATATAGTGGAATTACATAGTTGTTTTGGAGGGGAGAAAGTATTTTTAGAAAAATATAAAGAAGCTTGTGGTATTAAATACGGATTTTTATTAAGTGATTTTAGAGATATGAAATTATATAAATGGGGAGCTGATAGAGAAGAACCAATAGAAATATTTAGTAGATATAATGAAGACGGTACTATTAATATGGAAGGCCAAGAATTGAACCATGGAGCTATAGCAGGCGACTAAATTAATTTTTTTTTTCTAAATATAGAATAATTGGTATGTTAAGCTTAGAAGAATATAATGAAGTATTTGAAAATGAACCATATTCCTTTGAAGAAGTATTTAATGGAGCTATTATTATTAGTACTATAACATTTTCTTTATTACTAACAGGAGTGATTTTAAGTGATTTATCCTTTTGCCTTTTGCCTTAAATTTATTTTATGCCTTAAATTTATTGTAACTTTTTTTATATTAATTATAATATAAAGATGGATAGTTTCATGAATAATTTTAATGCTGGTAACCAAAGTTTTAGTAGAAGACAAGCTGATATAGAAGGTATTAACCAGTCTGGAGTAGAAAATTATAATGCTCTTAAATTAGATCAAGATGCTAACTTTAATACAGCTAAATCTAATGTAGCGGCGGCCAATAATGCTCTACAGACCCAAACTGGTATAGAGGAAGGTTTTTCGGGGATGGCAGCAGAACCCTTGGTAAAAGGTGGAATCGACTATGGAGCTAAAGCTTTGTACGCGGCTGGTAAAAATGCTAAAGCCGCTCGCTTAGGTACTAGGTCCCAGGCATTAGCAGATGGCGACCAGGCAGGAGCAGAAGCAGCCGAACGCCCTGGTATGTTAGAAAATGTAGCGGATGGTATGGATAGTGAAATAGCCCAGAATATAGGGAAAGCTATTAAGGCTCCTGGGGACGCTTTAGAATATGTTGGTAGTAAAGTAGGAGATGCAGGAAAAGCTATAGGAAAATCTATATATAGAGGAGGCCAAGCTATTAAATCTAAATTAGCTCCGCAATTTAGAAATAGAGGTGATGCTACTAACCAAGAGGGTACAGAATTAGAACCACAACAACCTACAGAACCATCTACTACTGAAACCAGTTTTGGTGGACCAGAGGTAGAGGCTCCTAGAGGAAATATGCCATCTGAAAATTTAGCTAGAAATACTACAACAGAAACTTCGGTAGAGGACCTACCAGCACAAGGGGGTGTTAGAAGTGGTCAAGCTGTAGAAGAAAGAACATTACAATCCGCTAGTGAAGGTGCTGAAAGTGAATCTAATACTTTAGTATCCAGTACAGGAGAAGAAGTAGGAGAAGTAGGTGCTGGTGAAACTACAGGAGCGGCCGAATCGGCAGCAGTTGGTAGTGGGGCGGCAGGAGCTGGTGAAGCAGCGGCAGGAGCTGGTGAAGCAGCGGCGGCGGGAGCTGGTGAAGTAGCAGCAGATGCAGCAGCAGCTGGTTTAGATGCAGCAGCAGCAGCCAGTGAGGCAGTACCAGGAGTTGGTACAGTGGTAGGTGGTTTATTGGCTATAGGAGGTGGTATTGCGGCATTATTCGCAGGTCATCATGATCATAAATCCGCTCCCAAACCTCCCCCTCCTCCTCCAAAGCCTACTACTATGGGTGTGAATATTAGTGAGGCCGCCCCCGTTATGGACTCATCTATATTTAGAGCTACTGGTTATAACCAACTTTCATAATTTTTTTTCATATTTTTTTTGGTAGAATATATTAAATGTATTTTTATAATGATTTTGAAACTGATTGTATGATACTATATAATTATTTAGAACCCCTAAATTATTATATAGGAAAAGATAGAAGAACTGGCCAATTTAAGAAACCTATTTTTGAAAAAGGTGGAGGTAGTGTATTATATGGACTAACTTTTAAAGGTTTTTTAAAATATGAAAATGGCCAGAAGATATTAAGAAAGCGTAGTGATTTAAATAGTACATTATTCGAAACAAAATTTAGAAGTGAATACCCAGAATTATTAGATATATTTAAAGAATTCGCTTCCCTATATTTTCCTAATTTTGATTGGGTCAATGTACAGATAAATAAAGACTATATATGTAGGCCCCATTTTGATAGTCAAAATGTTGGTCAAAGTATTATTATAGGTTTAGGTGATTATGAAGGAGGTAACTTAATATTAGATAGAGGCGACCATTTAGAACATGTCAATATAAAAAATATGATATATAAATTTGATGGTAGCAAAGTGAAACATTGGACAAGTCAAAAAAAAAATAAAAATACTCGTATTTCATGTGTATTTTTTAATAATAAATGGATAAAGAATAAAATAAATAAAATATAATTTTTTTTTATTTTAATAATATATAAAATGTTTAGAACGAAAAGTGATGCCGTCAAAATTGGATACGATAGTATTAGAGTCCCATGTAGAAATGGAGTATCTTTTACGCCCGAAAATAACCAATTAATTATAGATTTAACTAGGAATGTTGGGTTTTCCGATTTATCTAATTCGTATTTAGAATGCGATGCCAGAGTAGTACTTGGTGGAGATAGTGCTAAGCACGCTTTTAATAAAAATTGCGGTGTATTAAGTACAATTCGTACGCAAAATGTTAGGTCTATGGGTAGGCTTATAGAGCAAAACGACCATATGAATATTTATGCTAACCTACACTACTTAGCCAGTGCCGACGATGGAGTCAAAACTAAGAGACAGCGTACTGAATGCTGTATGAAAGATTACCAACAAGTGAATAACCCTTGGGTCGCTAGAAATGCTGCATGTGCTGATGGTGCATCGACTACTACAGTAGCCAATCCTTTAATACAAAAAGTAGCTGTACCCCTTTTAGGTGGCCTTTTTACTACTTCTAAGGCTTTTCCACTCATGTCCGCCCCATTAGAATTAGAATTAATTTTAGGTCCAGCAAGCCACGCATTACATGTAGTCGATGGTATGAAAGATGTAGCTTGTGATGATGTTACTGGTGATAAAACGAATCCTACCGAAGTTACTTCTTTTACTGTTACAGGTAGTGCCGCCTATGGTGATGCTGAAGAAGGGAACCAAAAAAATGTAGTAGCCAATGCCCCATGGAGAGTTGGTCAAGCCGTCCAGATTAGTGGAGATATAGATGGTGTAGCTGCTGCCCCAGTAGATACTACTATTACCGAATTAGAAAATGTAGGTGGAAAATTAAAAATAGTAGTAGCCGCAAAATTGGGAGATATTCCCGCTTCCGACCCCGAAAAGACTGCTTCCGCTTTAGTTATTACTGCTATTGTAGGGGGACAAGTATTAGGTACAGCCCCAACATATAGATTAGACAATCCCCGTATGGTAGTTAGCAAAGTTATTCCCCCTCCAGCTCAAGTACAGGCCGCCGCCAGAATGATGGCAAAGGGGCAATACACATGCAATATTACAAGTTGGACTGATTTTCAAAATGCTATAGATTCGAATGTTACTAACTCTACTAATTTAATTCCCGCTGATTTAACCAGAGTGAAATCTATTTTATCCGTCCCCGTAGTCATGGCAGATATAGATAGTACTACTAATGATTTTGCTTTAGGAGGAAGATTTAATGATGCGAAAGATGCACAATACCAAATTAATAATATTTTAAGGCCAGATAGGAGAATAAATGTAGAGAGAGAAGGTTTTGGAAGTTATCCCGACCCCGCCGCCCCCTACTCTAAACCAGTATGGGGATTAGGAGCAAGACCAGCTGGACTCCATTTATATGAAGTCGAAAAGGGATTAAGTGCCGCTAATATTCCAGTACGCAATTTAAACTTTCTAACAGATAATGTAGCTGAAGGTAGAGGTAGTTGGTTAATAGCTAGGTCCCTTGGTCCATATGGCCTTTCGGAGAATCTAAATGGTGTTTCTACTATTTTATATCTAAATTATAACTCTACACACGCTGCCAATATACTTCTACATAACTTTGTAGTACATGTACGAACAGTAGGTATTAGCATGAGTGGAGTACAGGTATTTAATTAAAAACAAAAATTGAATTATTTTTTTTCTACCAATAATATATAAAAAATGCCGAGACCTTATGGAACTAGTGAAGCAAAACCCGTAGCCCCTAAGAAAAAAGCAGTGAAAAAATCTACTGGAGGAAGACCTAAAGGTACAAGTGAAAATTGTGGTAAAAATTGCCCAGCTAAAAAGAAGAAAAAATTAGTAGATAAAGATACTGGAAAAGTTATTCCTAAAAAGAAAAAGAAAAAATTAGTTATTAGAGAAGAACCTAAAAGACCAGTACCTAAGCCTAGACCTAAAAAAGTCAAACCAGTACCTAAACCAAGAATAGTAGGAAATATAAAGAGTGCTGATGACATTATGGCTTTAGATCATGTTAGTACTCCAGTAGGAGATATATTTAGAGGAGGTACTGGTCAATACGGTACAGCCCAAGAAGATGGTTATTATTTAAGACCAGATATAAATGAAGAATATGATGGTAGTGATATGGGTAGGTCAAGTAGTATTATTAGACAATTATTTTATACCCACGCAGGTTTCGAACCCGATAGTGATGAACATGCATATAATTACCAACAAAAAAAAGATGACTACGGACCCGAAAGATTCGATGAAGATGATGTACGACGCTTTGATGAAGATGATATTGGAAAATACATAAATGTTAGCAAGCTTAAGGGAAAGAAGGGATTGTTAGGGAAAACTTCTAAAAAATTTCAAAAAAGTTACACTTTGGATGAATTTACAGATTTAGATTTTATAAAGGAGAAAGCTACTCAAGAACAATTTAGAACTTTTAAAAATAGATTTAATGAATTTTTGAAGTCCCCAATGGCTAAACAAGCTAAATCTAGGTCCGATTTATTAATGAAATTCGCAAAAACATATAAAAAATATAAACCAGAAGCAGTACGAAGACCAAAAAAAACTAGAGGTTACAAAACAACTTATAATAGAATGTAACTTTTTTTCTTTTCTTTTTATTTATAATATTATTATATAATGGATGATTTTAAGAAGAATAAACCCTTATATAAACCAAAAAAGAGTGATAAAAAAGGCAAAAAAGGTATGGTGTATGTTATGAAAAATGGAAAAAAAAGATTAATACATTTTGGGGATTCCTCTATGAAAGATTTTACCCAACATAAAGACCCTAAGAGAAGAAAAGCCTACTTGGCTCGAAGTGGAGGTATTAAGAATAAAGAGGGGAAATTAACTAAGAATGATAAAAATTCCGCTAATTATTGGAGTAGAAAAATAAATTGGTAATTGCTTAATATTTTACACATTTTTTTATATAAACTTATTATATAACAAAATGGATATGGCAAGAAATTTAGGTGATTTAAAAGTTAGATATGTACAGCTTAGACCAGTTAACCAGAACTCTAATAACCAGTACTCATATAAAGGTGGGCTTCCTTTAGTTAGATTCGAAATCAACGACTCAATCGCACCCCTTATGCTGAACGGTAGTGACCTTAGGCTTACGGGAAAATTTACAGCTGGGAAATCGGGTGGAGCTTTTCAACAAGCAGAACCTTTAGAGAATAACTATATTAATAGATTCGCTGGTGTTTCATCGATGATAGATAATATTACTATTAGCTCTAAAAGATTAAATAGTACTATAGAAAGAGTCCAAAACTATAATCGTCTAGTACCTTCCCTAGTTTCCGCACTACACGGAAAAGAAGATATTATGGGAGATTTATTCCATCAAGGTGGTAGTATTTATAATAACTGGATTATGCGTAACCAGCTTATTGCTCGTGATGATGGCAAAGGTAGAGATTTTAGTATTCCTCTTTATATGGGAATGTTACACTCTGGACAAGATATTAACCTTTCTAGAGAGTCGGGGCTCTCTGGCCTTACCATAGATGTGCTTTTGAAAAGTGATGCGAATGTGGTTTGGGGGAGTGATAGCCAGTCTGATAATGCTACTTATAATATTAGCGACCTTCAATTAACTATTCCACTTATAGATGTTAGTGGCCAAACAGCTCAAATTATATCTAAAGCTCCTCCTACTATGAACTTTAATACTTGGTCTAGTATTTTTACTACTATTAATAGTAGTGCCGCCGTAGTTTCATTAAATCCAGGCTTAAGTAGGGTGACATCATGCTTATATAATGCTCTTAATAGTGCCGAATTAGGTGACCAAAGATATGATGCAGGTAGATTAGGTAACTTGGGACAACTAGATAACTTAAGATATACTAAGAATGGTGTATTATTTCCTTTACAATATAGAATCGATACTACAGATAGAGAAAACGCCGATGCTGCCCAAGGTGGAGCTACTGGTGAAAGTACTAAAGTTAGGACTGTTTCCGTTAGAAATACTATTGAAGGTATTTTAACTACTTCTTTCTTTAAGGCTAGACATAATTTATTAGCTTTTAATGATTTCGATGCATCGGTAGTGAATGTGAATCAAACCCAATCAAGGGAAGGTAACAATGTGAATACTGATGAATCCTTCGGTATTTTATATGATAAATTCGGGTCTGGTACAGATTTTACAACTTCTACTTGGGCCGTCGAACTAACTGCTCCTGATATAGACGGTACTGCTACTACTTCCCAGTCGCTCTTTGTGTATTTCTTAAATAAAAATACTATAGAATACTCCAGTGGTGGAATTAATATTATTAGATAATTATTATTTATACTTTTATTTATAATATAAATGCTTAACTATACTTTGAAAAAAAAATATTTAAGTATTATATAAAAATGAGCTTAAATCCCGTAGTCCCCGAAGATACCGATAATACTGTAGATACACTAACAACCGCAACTTTAGATAGAGCGGTGAATGCTACAATCGAAACCAATATTTTAAATCCTGTTACCCATAACTATGATTACGAAGTAGGTGGCCAAACTACTTTTAGATTTCCTGCTACTGGGGTACTAGACGCTCCTAATTGCTCTTTAGAATTTAACCCTACTAGTGCTGACGGCAAAGCTTGTTTTCCTCTTTCTTCTGGGGGCCAATCTATGATAGATAGAATTACTTGTAGAGTAGGTGGTGTTATCCTTTCCCAAATTATTAACTCTGGTGAATACTCTACTATGAAAAACCAACATAATGCTTTAGGTTATCAAGCTAATGTATTAGATGTTAGACACGGTAGTAGCAACAATTTCCAACAATATATTAGACCCGACTTAGATGCGACTAAAGAAAATTGCTCCGCTATTTTTAATGTAGAGAATGACCAAGCTTCATCATGGCACGAAGCTTTACCCGCTACTACTAATGTAGTCCAACCTAATAAAAGATTAACTGATAATAAAAAAAGTACAAGAGCAATTTTACTTAGACTTAGTGATTTATTCCCTTTTTTTAAAGATAATAAACTTCCTCTACTCGCTATGGCCCAAGTAGAACTCCAGATAGAGTGGTTACCTGCTAACTCTTTTGCTAATAATAAAAATTCCTGTGTTATTTCTTCCGATATTACAGATTTAACTAATGGTCAAATTACATTAGATGCAGACCAAGTTAGAATGAATGTAGATTATATCCATTATGATGACGAAGAAAAAATGAAAATTATGGGTGCCGTCCAGAAAGGCCTAAGGCTTAGATTTACTGAAGTAGTAGTTACAAAAGGTATTAACCCCGAAGCTGGTGGAGCTGGCCAAACTGCTGCATCTACTCATATTATTGGTATGGCTGGAAAAGAAGTACAAGGTGTGTATGTGAAAAAATTATTCGATGTGAAAAGTACTACTGGAGCCACCGAAGCTGGTGAATTAGGCCACGATAATAAATATTTACATCAATTTAGGTCCCAAAATATTAGAAATGAAAAATATAACTGGATTATTAATAACTTTAGAGTCTATAGCCAAGATGTTTCTAACTATGCTGAACAGCACCAATATGTAGGAATGATCATGAGTGGTGCTTTCCAACCTCCTCCTGCTGCCTATGATACTATGAACTATAACGATAACTTTAAAAATATTTTACTGGATAAAGTATTAGATGGTGGTGCTGCCAGTGCTGCTACTCAAACCGCCTGGTTAGGTACCCAACACTTTATTGGATTAAATCTAAAGAAATTCCCCGAAATGGGTGCGGCCTTCCAGAATGGTACTCGTATTGGAACTAGTCCTATCGAATTTACCTACGAGAGAAAGGGTGCCGCTAACAATTTAGCCCAAGTAGATTTAACCTTTTATATAGAATATTCCCGTACATTAACAATTACGCCATTAGGCGTCGATGTTAGCGACTCTTAAAAAAAAAATATAATACTATATATAGAAAACAAGATGTAACTTTTAATATAGACTAATTGCTAAAAACCTCCTCCCTTTTATTTTTTTATAATTATTTTCTTAAGCTATATTAAATATGGCTCAAGAAAGTACTAGAAGCTATCCAAATACTTTAATTTATGAATGTAGTAGTGCTAATGCTACTGTGAATATTAAAGATAATGAATGGGTGAATGAATTTAAAGAAGGAATAGATTTAATGCCTGGTGATACTGTTAGAATATTAGGTAGTTTTATTAATGAAAAGGGAAGTGGTGACCAAATAGAGATTACTAATGATAATAATAAATTTACTTTAGAATATATACCAATACATAATTTATACCAATACACTAAGCTTAGTGATGGATATAAAATGCCTAATGATGACTCGAGACAAAAATTAGATAAATTCCAATTTAGCCAAATACTTAATTTCGATACTCCAAAAATGTACGATGGTAACGGTAGCCAAATATTACCATTACCAGGAACAGAAAGAGCAGACCGATGGTACGATGAAACCCCTTGGAATACCTACAATAATTTAAGTGGTTATCAAGATGTGAATCCCAATACTCAATACTATGATTGTGAATTAATTAAAACTATTCCATGTCCTTATGTAGATGGCATTAGATTAAAATGGAGGTCCAAAGCTGATAATACCGTATTTCAATATAATGAAATATTATTTACTAAAACCCAAGAGTCGCCTTATGGTGGGCCAAAAAATCCTTATGTAGGTGACCCTACTAGACAATTAGCTTTTGGGTCCGTCTATAGTTATTTTGTTTGGGACGGAAATCAAGACAACCCCACTTTTACTATGGAAAGTACAGATATACCAGTAGGTGTTACTGGAAAAATTATAGGATTAAAATATATAAATAATAAAGGTGCTTGGACTGACGCTGTTACTACTCAAGAATGGGACTCAAATGCTATACCTTTTGCTACCTTTATGGTGGGTGACCACACTACCCAAACAAAAGTGAATAAAGAACAGATTAACCCTACTACCGAGCCTTATAAAAGCTCTACGGGAATGAATGGAATATGGGATAATACTGATGATAATAAGCGTGATTTCGATAGATTTAGTAATAGTCCTTTTTTTAATGCCCAAGATGGGCCTGTGAATGAAGAAGGCCAAACTTGGACACTACAAAAAGATAGACCTGATGCTATGACTAGTGGATTTTCTAGCGGGAACGCTGATAACGGCTATAAATCCTGCCTAAATTATAATTTTTACAATACTGGACCATCTACATGGCAACGAGATTTTACCGCTTTCGATTTTGGCAACTTTAACCAACAACAAATAGCTCCTTCTGTAGGTATTTCTTATGATGGTACTTCTAAAAAATATTTTTACGATATAGAATTATTCGCTATTTGGAACGAAGAAGTACCGCCTTTTGCATCTAAAATATATTATTCCTTTTTAAGAGCTTATGACCCTGATGACATGAGTAGATTTCCTAGAGTGTATTTACCTATATCGATGTCTGAACCAGAATTAACCTTTGTTACTGATGCTGGATTCGATTATGGTGGTACTTTAACTCCAGCAGATGTAGGAAACGGAAATTTAAGATATACTGATGACGCGGCCACTGATGCAAAAAGAACAACAAGTGGTGGGGTGAAAGTAGGTACCAATGGGATAGATGTAGGCTTTCAAACTATCGAAAATACTTTCGGAGATAAATTCCAACAAACAATAAAGGCTGGATTTCAAACAAATATGAATATGTGGGACGGTACCGAAATTAAAACTCCTGATGGTGAAGATGAATATTTAAAAGACCCTATAGGATTATCTACTAGAAAAGCTGGAGGTTATCCTTCTACTGATTACGCTGAACAAATACAAGATATATTAGACTATAAACAAGATTGCTGGATGATACAATCTAAGAAAGCTAATTTTGAAATACCTACTGGATTTTATACTCCAGATAGATTAGCAAATGTTATTAATGATTTATTACATTTAAATAGAAAGAATTTTGAAAATAAATTCGGTACTGGAAATGTTACATTAGCTAATAAAGATGATAATTGGACCTATGCTCCAGGTTATATAAATGGTCCTTTCGTACAAACTAAAATACCTGAAATAAATGGAGGTATTATACCACCTGATTTAAGTGAAGCTAATTTATTAAATCCTTCTATATCTAATCGTCCTCCTGGTATTACAATCGATAATAAATCGCCCTATACTATGACTACCCAAACTTTAGAAACTGACGGAATAGATGCATTCGACTTAGCCAATGATATAGCTAATGGTACTGGTACTCAAACTACAAATATGGCGGATCAATATGTAGATACTAACCAAATGATTTTTGTACCTCATCCTATTTCAAAAATCGATGAAAATTTATTTTATGAAAGTAGCGAGGACTATTTAAGAGAATTAGATGAAAATTTTAGTAGTGATACCCCAGCAAAAGCAATTTTAGATACTATTTTTTCTTTAGAATGGGTGAATATAGTTACCAAAGCCGAAAGAGAAATACCTATTTTTGTAGGAATGGGTCCTTATATATGTGACGGGCAAAGCTATGATTATGCTGGTACGGATTTTAAACCTTCTACAACTGGTGAACTCGGTGACGGTGTATTAGGTAGAGTAACGAATCTACCATTTGGAAATATTAACGCGGGATCTTTAACAGCTGGAAAATATTACACTGGCTTTCCTGATGTAACTAGCTATACGAATAGAACTAATGGTGGGATAATAACTGGTGGATTATCTAGATTTTTTATGGGAGCTAATGATTTAACTTTTTTATATGATACCGACGAAGAACGCTTTGGTTTTTCTAATACATATACTCCATTTAGACCAGCTGGTTTTGAATCTACTGATGACAAACAAGAATTTACAGTAGATGATGCCGTACCTAGTGTATTAATTAATACTATATATAATGGATATAACCTATTCGCTACTACTCAAATATATATATTAAGTCTAGCGGCTCCCCCAGTATGTAACCAGTCATCAAATCCTGACCCTCGACAAGGTATTATGCCTGATATAAAAGACCCTCAATCCCAACAAGTAGGAGCTATTAACTTCTGGACTTCTTTAGGCTTTACTGATTTACCAACTTATCAAAGAAATACTGATGGTAGTTATGTGATAGAAGAAAATAGGTGGATTACTGATTTATATTTTCAAGAAGATTTAAATACAACTACTGGCAAAAGACCAATAATGAATATAGCCGAGGTGAATCCCAGTAGTAACGGTGCGAATCCTGCTAAGAGCCAATGCTTAACTATGGTACCTAATAGGCAATTTTTAATACAAACAATTAGTGATGAATTAAAGGCCTCAAATCCTGCCTCCTTAACTACCTATCCTTTTTATTTAATAGGCTCATCAATCCCCTCTGGTTTTTATCATGGCAGTGATACTGGTACAGAATTACCCGTAGTAGGGCTTTGTAGTAGAAATTTTAGTGCTGGTAGTTTTGTATTCGATTTATCCCAATCGTCGGTAGAATGGACTATTAGTGAAAAGATAACATTAACTAGTATTAAAACTAAAATATTAAAAAATGATTTTAGTGATGCAACTAATTTATTCGGAAATAGTGCTGTGGTGTATGCTATTAGCAAAAATAATTATTATAATCAAGTACCCGAACCTCAAGCTTCCCAAATAGAACAACAAAGAGAAAAAGATATAGAAAAAGAAACTAAACAATATGATTCCCAACCTATTCCATTACAACCTAGTATTACTTATATGATTCCTTCCGTACCGTACATGCAATTAATACAAGCTGATGAAGAAGATAGTGATTAATTTTTTTTTCTATTATTAATATAATAATGGACTCTATTGAATTACTGGATGAAATTGAAGATTTAATTTATTGGAATTTATCATTTGGAATTCCTATAAAAGAATCCTTAAAAGGAATAAAAAGATTAGATCTTTTAACATATTTTTTGACGCTGAATGATGATGATGAAGATAGTGATTAATTTTTTTTTCTATTATTATTATATAAAATGGATTATGAAGAAAGAGAAGAAGCTTTTAATAAATTAAAAGTTAGAGATATGACCAAACACTTAAGATTATTTAATGAAATGGTGAAAGATAAAATTTTTCAAAAGATTAGTACCAGCAAAAAATCCGAGTTACTACCTCAAATGCGAAAATACTTTAGAGTTATTAGACATCTTAAAGATGGCCAAGTTAGAACAGTATTCGTACCTAAAAAAAATATTAACTTTAAAATAGATATTAGTGATAAAGACTTGGCTGATAGATTCCACGGCTTACAATATCCAAAGTTTGGTACTTCAATAGGTATCGAAAATAAAGAAGATTTAGCTAAACAAAAATCTAAATTAAAACCAACTCAAACTAAAGCTAAACCTAAGACTAAACCTACTGCTAAAGAATTAAGAGAAAAAAAAGATAAATTAAAGAAGCCACCAGTTATTATAAAAAAAAAAAAAAAAAAAAAAAAAAAAAAAAAAAAAAAACACAAGTTATTAAAAAAAAAAAAAAAAAGAAAAAAAAAGCAGAGCCATTTAAAGTTAGTAGTGGGTTATTTAAAGTAGCTCCTAGTGAATTAACTAAGCAGAAGGCCAAACCACTTATGAAGAAACCTAAGAAAAAAAGAAAACTAAAGGTAGTAGAATAAAAAATATACTACAAATTTACTATTTACTATTTACTTAACAAGCGAAATCCTCCTCTATCCTTTCATAGGCACAATTTACTATTTTCATATCCTCTTCGTTTCCGCCCTTATCTGGGTGATATATCATCATCATTCGCTTATATACTTTGCGAACATCATTCCAAGTAGCGGTATCCTTATTTAGACCGAATTTTTCATAGTCGCACTCCTTAGTTAGGTCGTACGGTGATTTAGGCTTAGGCTTAGAATTTACTTTCTTCTTCTTTTTCTTAATACGGATTCGCTCGGGCTCTGGCTGTGGCTCGACCTCCTCTTCCTCGATAGTTAGGTCCCTATCGAATAGACGCTCCTTAGTAGGTATTCCCTCGATATGTGCCTTCGCCCCATTATACCACTTATAGTAGTCGTCGTGTAGCTGATGATAGCCGTACTCGGATGCAATATCGTGGAGTCGGTCTGGGTCGAACATAAAGGTGATTACTCCCTGTAGATTACGCAAGGCCGAAACCTGACGCTCATAGGCAAAGTTACTAACAATATCGCACCTACGACACTCATATACTCTAAGCTTGGGAATCCATAGAATACCTTTACACACCTTGAAACTAGCGAATTGCTCGTCGGTGTAGTCGTCCTCGACCCCTATTACGCCTGGGTTATCATCTACATTACTTGCCAATATACACTTAATAGCGTCGGTTAGGTCGGTGAATCTACCGAGTCGCTTAGTATTTTTGCCGCCAAGTAGGGGAAGATAGTTATGCCCCTGCTGATTTTCGAGGGCGTGTAGGGGTAGAGTCCATGTAGTCCATGCTTGGGTTTCATGAATATATCCCGTACTATCCTTGTACCGAGCGGTATTTTTATTAATTAGGTAGAAATCATTACTGTACGGGTCCATTATTTATTAGTTTTAGTACTACTTGTTTTCAAGATATGCTCCTGACATGAGAGAATTTTTTGAAATCAATTTTTTTTTCGAAATGTTCCTCGGAAGGAACAAAAAAAATGTTCCTCGGAAGGAACAAAAAAATGTTCCTCGCAAGGAATCTAAAAATGTTCCTCGCAAGGAATCTAAAAATGTTCCTCGCAAGGAACATTTTTTTTCATGATGCTAAAAACAAAAATTGAATTCTGAAAATTGTTCCAATATGTAGGTAATTCTGATACTGAAACAATATGCCTAAAGTACTGAAAATTATGAGCTGGAAGGATGTTATCCAATCTAGGGCGAAATCGCCTATGAAATTCGGTAAGCCTATTAAGAGAAAATGCCTATGTATTGGCAAAAATTATTATTGGAAAGATGTAGCTACAGATAGCTGGGACAATCACCCTGAATTGGCTATATTGATAGAGATGAAAATGGGTATTAATGTACTAGATAAGGGAGTTAGCGTACTAATTAATGTGTATGAAGATAAAGATCACAATATTGGCTATCACATAGATAAGCCTGACGACCTAATTAGCAATGACGACGATTGGGAATCACATATGAATGATATATTTAGTATGAGTTACGCTATAAATGATAGCGATATAGATAAAGACCTGGGTACAATGACCTACAAGTACGGAGAGGAGACTTGGAGTACTAAGGTAAGTGCCTACGGTAGTAGATATATAGGGCCTATTGAAAATACCCATAAACAAAAAAAACAAGGTAGTACTGAAAAGTACAATATAACTAACGGTAGAGTATTTGCTTGGAATGGCGTACTTCACAACAACTACAAGATAAGCCATAAAGCGAGGACTCTAGTACCGAGAATAAATATTACAGTAAGGTTACATAAAGAATATGAGGAGTCGGTAGATTGGGGTTGTGTGTAAATTATATAGTAGATTTTATAGTAGATTTTTTTTCCAATATAAGAAATACTATAGTAAAAT